TTAAACCAATATTTGCATCGCCAAATAAAAACTGACCAGCTTTTGCAAAATCATATTTTAAATCTTTTAACATACTACCTTCAAAACCTAGTAGTTTTTGAAGATCTTTATTTTGTCTAAATTTTGTCTCTAAAGCTCGACCTTCAAAAGAATCAGGAGATACGCCTGCAGCTGAAAGTAACAAATTTAAGGCATCTTGTCTTTGTTTGTCATACGACTCCATCTCTGCTTTAGTTTCATCGCTTGGTGTTAATACATCTGTTACAGTTTTACCGACATCTAGTGCCCTTTGATCAAACGTACCTCCAGGTTTTACACTTTCGTAAAACTCTTCAAAGATATTTAAATCATCATCATCAGCCATAATATTCTCGTTGTTCTATGTATTTTGGTTCATCTATATAATCAGACTCCAGCTGGATAAAGTTACCCTGTCTGAATCGCAACAACGCTTGTGTTGTTGAATCGACTAAATCGTCATGATCACCATACGGGAAAGCAGCGCATTCTTCAACCACTTCTTCAGCGAAGCGATCGTCAGTGCACCATACTTGGCCAGCTTCAAAGATGGGAGCTACGGAGTTTACACGAACGTGCTTATCATTGCCCTTACTAGGCGTATAAGTAACTACTGGAATTCCTAGTTGACGTAGCTCCTGTGTTAAAGGCATACCAGAAGCTTTCGCCTCAATCAAGATTGTTTCTGGTTCCCAGTATTTATATTCATCAAAGGCAATTTGTTTTAGTTCAGGAAAATCCCAACGACCTTTACGCATGTCAAGTAATATGATGTGTGGTGGGCCATGCTCGACTGGTCTGAAGACACCCCACGTTGTTATCGCAGAATAGTCAGCGGTCTCTCGTTTACTAAATGCCGTATCATAACTTTGAATGACGTGCATCAGGTCAGGTATTTTTTCATTACCCCACATCTGCCACCACTCTCGTTTTATAATAGATCCCTCTTCGGACGTTGGCTTTTGTTGCCATTGTGCTTGCCATTTTTGTTCGGACAACGATGCTTTAACGCCTTCTAGTTCTGATAGTTTCCAAAACTCTGGCCACAGTGGTTCGTCATTCAAGATAGCAGGAAACTCAACCACCTCCCACTGATCAGCATTTTCGTTTGTTTGATTGTTCATCAGCTTACCTGTTAGGTCTTTCGTGGACCAACGAGTCATAACGATAACTATTGAGCCACCAGGCTGAAGACGTTGGCGGGGGCCCGAGGTGTACCATTCGTAAGCATTGTCTAGCGCTGTTTGTGATAGCGCATCTTGTTCCGAGTGCGGATCGTCGATAATAAGTAAGTCTGCGCCACGACCCGTGATTGCACCGCCGACACCCGCTGCGAAATATTCACCACCTTTGTTTGTCGTGAAACGACCCGCGGCTTTCGAATCTTGTGATAGGGTTACATCAGGAAAGACTTCTTTAAATTCATCTTGTTCAAACAAGTTACGCACCTTTCTACCAAAGTTATAGGATAGCTCAGCTGTGTGAGTTGTTTGTATAATTTTTAGTTTAGGATTCTTACCCATCATCCATGCTGGGAAAAGGTGGGAGGCAAACTCAGACTTTGTATGTCTGGGTGGCATGTTTACAATTAATCTTTTAATCTTTCCACGTGAAACATCTTCTAATTTTTGTGCAAAAATTTTGTGATGTGAACCTGCAATAAAGTCAGGCCAAACTTTTTTTACAAATGTAAGGTAGGTGGAACGGGACTCCTCTGCCACTTTTATTTGCAGCTTTCTTAATTCGTATTTCAAAACTTCCGTTGGGATTTTGGACATAGTTTGAAAAGTTATATCATAATCTGCGTTCGTGTAAAACTTGACTTTACGTTGTACTGCGTACGCAACACGGCAAATTGGGTGTGGTGGGGGGTAGCGAAACACAATATCTAGTATTGCCAAGCGTTTTAAGTACCTAATGTTGTTTGGTGGTGATAACCTGACTGGCGTGGCTGCCTGGAAGAGCGTGTGGAATTTACCAGGCAGCAGGTGATCGGACATAAAAAAAGGGCAGTAAACACTGCCCTTCTACCAGCCCTCGAGGGTAACTTACCTTCGTGGTAAGTGTTCGGCTAGTCTTGACATAATGCGTTGACCCCATTCCTTGACATAACTTGGACAGTTAGGATCAAGGATAATAGTTTCAACTTCACTCTCAAGAACTTTATAAAGTCCTTTCCAATTAATATTATCAGTATGTTGCTGATTAGTAATCGGTTGATCAGTTGGATTAGTTAAGCCGAACTGTTGGCTAACCATTTGCAACTGACGAGATAAGTAGTCATCATTATCTGGCATTGTGATTTCTCCTTTCTAATTAAATTAATACTCCCATTCTATTTTATAATCAAGAACATTCGAAAACTTTTTTGTTGACACGGCAACTCCGTCTGCAACTCCTGTAGCTATCCTTATATATATGTTTGGTATAGCACGATAATGGAATGGAAATGGAATGGGCGACCGAAGTCGCCCGATACCGCGTAGGCAATTTATCGGTACTACGCAGTAATTCTAAAGTCAGCTACTTCTTCAATAGTAGCTTTTCTATTTCGTTTAACTGTGCTTTCTTCATTAGGCAACGCTTGTATTGTTTTATATTGCGTTGGCACTTTACATTTATGGTATTCAACTTCGCCAAGTTTCTCTTTGACCAAATTCGAATCAACCTTAACGCTAAGCTTTTCTGATACATGAATTGTGTAATCCTTTCCATGAAGTATCATACCCATGTCAGTAATAAGATTACGATTTACTTTGATGAAGTCGTCTAATACTTTCTTCATTGTTAAAGCACGACCATAGGCATCTACGATTGCTCTTTTATTTCTATCACTAATCTTGTCTGGGCTTTGGTGTGCCTTTTCAAGAACTTCTAATATATTAACAGCTTTTGACATTTTTTTATCCTTTCGTCTTTCTAGTTAATATCCCCTTTTATCCCATCTAATTTTATTTGTCAAATCTTTTTTTCAAAAACTCTGACGGCGTGGTGTGCGGGGACTCCTGTATATATTTATACCTGTGGTGCAAGTATACCAATGGAATGGAATGGAATGGGCTACGACCACACGCTCCTCCAGCCCAAGTACGCAGCCAACACGGCTGCGGCCAAGTAAGGATGATGGGTGCAGGCTAGCAATGCAACGATCCAAATCATGCGTGAGCCCTCCCATCAATCAACGTCTCAAACCTTTCGTGGCCATCAAAGTTGGTGACATCCAGCTTAGCACCGTCCATCCAGTCCATAAACCAGTATTCTACCCTATGCAGCTCGCCATGCTCGTTCACGAATCCACGCAGCTCGTCACTGGGACCGCCCCAGCTAAACTGCCAGCGCCAGTATCCCTCCAGCTGGTCGGTGAATGTATGCGGTTCTACGTAGTCGAATCCGAGTCCTTCAAACTCAGGGTCTGACAGATCTTCTTGCCTCAGTCTCCACTGTTCTTGAATGCGCTCTGCGCAGGTCTTCTGGTAATCTTTCTCTAATGCTTCAGTCATCGTTTCTTCCTTTCTGATGGGCTGTATGCGCCTCTCGCCTATCGGGTCACTCGCTCCAGCCCTGTGGTAGTCCTTTTTTATATGTGCGGCTACCAACACATGGTACTTATGTAGTCCCATCTTATTAGATAGTCAAGGGCAAAAGAAACTTTTGTTCCACACCAGTCAGGTGTCCTGAATCCAAGATCTTCTACCTTATGCTACTGGTAATGAAGGTCTGCGATGGAGAATGGAGATCCTGGTGAGCTGCTGCAGCTGCCAGGGAGCTACGGGTTCTTCGTATTGGATCTTACTTTACGTAGCTTCGGCAATGGAGAATGGAGAAGGTGCTTCGCAACGGCTGCCCAGGCTGCGGGGGACGCTGGTAATTGTATTTTATACTGTGGTTCTGAGGCAATGGACAATGGAGAATGGAGACACGCAGACGAAAAAATGTAGAGTGCCCTCTCTCCGAGGGTCTGAAGCATAATGAAAGATCTTCCTCCTTGCAAATAATGGCTGTAAAGCCAGTTATGTTGAAAGGGCGACAAAGCTATCTTGTTACTCTTGGTTACTTTAAGTTCAACAAAAACAGATATGCCGTCCTGAATGCCGTACAGGTCAGGAACACCTGGCATTGACCATGACTCTAGTCTAGTCCAATGAATGGAAGTAATGTTCTTCTTGACCATCTGCCATAGTTTAGACTCTTGTTTCACTTGGCGATCCCAGTAGGATTCGAACCTACGACCCAATCATTAAAAGTGATTTGCTCTACCATCTGAGCTATGGGATCAATTGATTGCTTGATACCAAACAAAGTAAACCACTAACACTGTAAATAGTGAAAACTTCATATTAAAAAATACAAAGTACAAACCTAATATTAATAATACCCACATCATGGCTGTAGCCTCATTAACTCTTGCAACTTGTTAAACCACAACAAACGAAACTCAAAATTATCTGCTCTGAGCATGGCTTGTTGTAACCAACCGACACGACTCCAAAACATTTGCTCTGTCATAGGTAATGGCGTGTACTCAGTTAGTGGATACACACCATCAAAGATATAAGTATAATCATAATTCTTACCCACTATCTATCCTCCTCCTTAACATTAATTATTAACTCAACCTTTTTATCTGACCAACCACCAGTAACAGTTTCAAACCACTGCTCTAATAAAGGCACTAATTTTTTTAATTGAATACCATCATTACCATCAAGACTATCAAGCAACTGATTCTTTTTATCCTTACCTTTGGTCCATTTTGTACCAATGTTGTTCACTACGTATTTATCTATGTGCATAACTTTCTCCTTTTAGGGCTAATCGATCTATTTTTACAAACACTCTTTCGCCCTAATTAGTATATACTCCCAACTATTTAGATAGTCAAGATTTATTTTCTAATTCTTTTATTTCTTCAAACGAAGTTTCTATACTATATTGTTCTTTCAACTCTTGTAACTTTTTCTCTACCTCATCTCTAGACATCGAATCAATTGTGCCCGTTAGGATCTCCTTCTTGTCTACATACAAACCTGCTATCTGACCACGCCTGGTCTCTGCAGCTACCGCAGCATTATAATTACCAGCAGCAGATGCTTGGTCTCTAATTCTGGCTAATGTAGATAAAGATCTCTCCTGACTACACTTATACCTTTCAACAGAAGCTCTGCGCTCAGCATCGATAGCTTTTGCTACAAGAGGATACCTGTCGGGATTCTGTAATTCAGACGCTCTAGTCTTTGCAGATCCAGCTGCATACCCAGCTTCAATTGCACATTGGGTTGCTGTTTTGAGTCCTTCAGAATGGACAAACAAAAGAATAAACTTTCTCTGTTTTGGTGTAATGGATTTGTCAAATAATAAATCTGACAGTGCGTCTGGTAGTTTTACTTCTTCTAATTCAGTCATTTCAATAGATGTTTTTTACAAGATAATATATTTATTAACAAAAACCTAGGAAAATCGCGTTATCTTAGTATTTTGTTACTTTGCATTACCTATAAATATTACTCTAGGTAACGTAAAAAGGTAAGTATTCTGCTACTTATTACCTTGTTACCTTGTTACTTGGTAGTCTAGTAAAATAAAAAGTATTACTACTTGGTAGAAAACATCTATAGAAAGTAGCGATTAACCAAATAACTTTGGATCTTCTCTAACTAATCTTAGTGCTTTATCCAATGCTTCTCTGCCATCAATCATGATTTTCTCCCATTCTTCAGGGGTATAAGTTCTGTCGTGTTTAGGGTCAAAGAATTTGAAGTGGTAATTACTGCAATTACCGCACTTATAAATTTTTCTTATTGGGCTCTTTGGTAGTTCTATGTACATAGCGTTTTATCCTTTGTAACGGAAAAAGCACCACATTCTCGGGCAATTTTTTCTTAAAGTAAATTGAATCCATTATCTTCATATTTTCTATTCTCTCAAACTGGTTGGTCCGTGAGGCGAGGATTGTGTCTAGTAAGTCCCTCTG